ACCTCGACACCGACCGCGAGACTTGTCTCGCAAGAGCCGAGGCCGACGGGAGACCCGAGGCAACGATTGACGGAATCAATAAATATTTTGGAAAGGACAATAAAAAGCCTATGAAATACAAGACTTTTAACATCAAGGCTGACGAGGCGGGAATAATCGCGGGTTATTTCTCGACCTACGACAAGACACCCGACTCATACGGCGATATTATCGAGCCTGGCGCCTTTACCGAGACACTCGCAAAGCGCAAGGAATCGGGTCACCCTTTCCCTCTTTGCTTTAATCACGATTTCAGCGCGGTTATCGGCGCGGTCGAGAGCATCGAGGACACGGAAAAAGGCCCCTATATCGAGGCGCGATTCCTGGAGACACAGCTCGCCCAGGATGTCCGCAAAATGCTTTTATCGGGCGCGATATATCAGTTTTCGTTTGCGTATGATGTCCTCGATATGAGGAGACCCACGGCCGAGGAAAAGGCGGCGGGCGTCGAGAATGTGCTCACAAAGCTCGAGGTTTATGAGATTTCAGTCGTAACGGTCCCCGCTAATCAGAACGCAATCGCGACCGAGGTCAAGGCGGGCAAGAGGAACAGCAAGGCCGACGAGGACATCATCAAGGAAAACATCAAGGGCCTCGCGGAGATCGCGGAGGCGATAACGGAACGCATCAACTCGCTCGAGTCGCTTATTGACGAGGGCGCGGATGATAAACCGACGGAGGAGACGACACCCGACGAGGAGGTCGAGCCCGAGGTCAACGAGACAACAATCTCGGAGGAGCCAAAGGACAACGACAACGCGAAAAGGGCGGCGGCTTTACTGTCAAAAATCAATGAAATCAAAGGAGGTCCCGAGTTATGACGATCAAGGAACAGCTCGCGGAAAAAAAGGCGGCCCTCGCCGAGCTTGAGCCGATGCTCAAGGCCGACGATGTGACAGCCGAGACAATCGAGGAGGGTGAGACACTCGCCTCGGAGATTGCCGATTTGACCGAAAAGGTCGAAAAGGCCGAAAAGGCCGACGAGATTCTCAAGAATATCGGAACGGCCGACAATAACAACAATGACATTACGGAGGTAAAGACAATGTCAACAATGGAAGATTTCGCAACAAAGTGCAAGGAAATGACAGACCGCAAGAGCGGCGCATCCGTTCATTTCAAGGCAAACACCGATGTCGTAACATCCCCTACAATCGCCGACATCGACCGCACCGTCGCACCCCAGGCAAAGGCGCCCGCAATCGCTGACTATTTCACAAACGCAACGATTAGCGGCAACGCTATAACTTACTTTATCCAGGGTGCAATCGAGGGAACAATCGGCACAACAGCCCAGGGCGCAAAAAAGCCCCAGATTTCGACATCATTTGAGGGCAAGACTCTGCCCCTCTCAAAGATCGCGGCATATATCAAGGAGACCGACGAGATCATCAACGACGCGCCTTTCCTTGCATCCGAGGTTGAGGGGACACTTATCGCCGAGCTCGCAAAGGCAAGAAATGCGCATATTATCAACGCCGTCGAGGCTACAAGCGGCATCGGCGCCGAGACTTATGACGGCACAACGGTAACATTCGCCGACGGTATTCTCGCATCGATTCTCAAGATTAAGAGTGACAGCGCTTATGATGCTAATGTCGTAATCGTCAACCCCGCCGACCTTTACACTCTCCTCACCTCAAAGGATGACAACGGTCAGTATTACGGCGGCGGTTATTTTGTCGGCCCTTACGGCAACGGCGCGCTTACAATCCCCGCGTCAATTTGGGGCGTTTCAATTTTCGCCTCCTCCGAAATTACCCAGGGCCAGGCGCTTATTTGTGCGCGTGAGGCTGTCAAGGTATGGAGCAAGGGCGGCGTCGATGTCAAGCTCTACGAACAGAATGAGGATGATGCGCTTTATAACCGCGTCACACTCCTCGGCGAGGAGAGACTCGCGGCGGCTGTCGTCGACCTCAAGGGCGTCGTTAAGCTCGCGGCCGAGTAATATCCCGACCACCTGGGGACCCTACGGGGTCCCTTTTTTCTAAATCTAAAGAAAGGAGGCCCGTCAAATGAAAATCTACACAGTCAACGGCCGCAAGGTTTGGCTCGACAAGGCTCCCGCGGGAGTGACCGAGACAATCAAGGCCGAGGATGACAAGGAGATCGTCAAGGCTGAAAAGGCGGCGCCCGAGGCAAAAGCCAAAAAGGCAACGGCTAACAAGTCAAGGAAAGTAGGAGGCAATAAATGAGCGAATTTAATAATGAACTCTTGACCTCCTGGGGTTATATGGTCGACGCGACCGCGATCGGGGACCTTATCACGCCCGCCGATTTTGTGGCCTTTACTGGCGGCAAGTTTAGCGCGAGCGATTCGAGGATAACGGCAAACATCCCGAGCGCGTCGGCGTCAATCCGTAATTTTTGCGGTTGGCATATAAGCCCCTCGTTGACTTGCGGGATGATTTACCGTTTGGCCGATTTGCGCGATTCGTTCATTGGTCCCGATGTATTGATACAGCTCCCCGCGACCTATGTCTCGAGAATCGTCAAGGTCGTCGTCGATGCGGTCCTTGACCCCGACACGGGTGATTATATCGGCGATGTTATAACCGACTATGACCTCACGCCGAGCGGGCTCTTGAGGGTTTACGACATCGGCGCGAGAGATCGCAAGAGTCGTATATTCGTCAAGTATATCGCGGGCCTCGACGATGCGAGCATCGCGGCTGTCAAGGAACTCACGGCTAACCTCGTCACCCACGCGGTCGCTAATCCCTACGGGGTAAACAGCGAGGCCGCGGGCGGTGTTAGCGTGTCATACAATTCGACCTGGGCGGGCCACGCGTCAGCGACGGGCCTCTCGAATGACACCCGCGAGGTCCTCGAGCCCTACAAGGTGAGGGGGGTGTATTAAAATGCTCCCGTCATTTTGCAATCAAGAGATAACTCGCATCAGACCAGGCACGACAACGGCCAGGGGGTCAGCAATCCCCGATTGGTCGGCCGAGGCGGTCGACACCCTCAAAATTACGGGGTGCTCCGTACAACCCGCGACGACGAGCTTGACGCAAGACGGGCGAGTCCTGGGAATATCGGAGGGCTTGACGGCATATTTGCCCGAGGGCTCCGATGTCAGACCAGGCGACCGAATCCTTTTTGAGGGTCAAGTTTTCACGATCAACGGCGAGCCTAAAGCCTGGGCGGGTCCGTTTACCCGTTCTAACATTCAACTCAATTTGATTCGTTGGGAGGGGTGACAATGTCCGAGATTAGGCTCAAGTTTGACAGCGCGGGATTTCGGGCGCTCTTGTTATCCGACGGGGTCAAGGACCTCGTCACGGACAAGACGACGGAAATCGTACAAAGAGCGAACGCGAACGCGGGCGGCGACGGATTCGAGACCTCAATCGAGGTCGGCGGTTACGGCGGCGGCCGTTGGGTCGGGTTTGTTCACTCTACCGACGCCGAGGCATACAAGGCCGAGGCCGAGGATAAAGTTTTATCGAGGGCGGTGACACAATGAGCACAATCGACATATTAAAACCGACGGACATCGAGAACGAGATCAGACTCGCGATTATGGACTACTTAACCGCGTATGTGAGACCGCTCCCGAAAGGGTTTATAACCCCGTCGGTCCTTATCACGGCAACGGGCGGCAATAGCGCCGACACGATTGACGCGTTTACGGTCGTGCTTGATGCAAGAGCCGAAACCGACGAGGCGGCGTTTGATTTGATAAACACCGCGGTCGGTTTGCTCGAGGCCCAGGCGGCCCGACAATTCGGCGCGCTCCGCTCCGTAAACATCAACAGCCTCGCGAGGTGGGGGAATGACCCCGCAAGGCCCGACCTCAAGTTATGCACCGCGACCCTAATCGTGCGGGCTCACCGTGAGGCCGTAACAATTCCCACAATCTAAAATTTTTATTATGGAGGTAATACTCTTATGGCAAGTAACAAGGTAAACCTCGGAATCGGCGCGGTGACGGGTATGTTTTACACCGCACCCGCGGGGACAGCGCTCCCCTCTTATCCTGGCGAGACTCTCGCGGCTGACTGGGTCGAGTGCGGCGCGGTTAGCGATGCGGGCCTCACCTGGGCGACGGGAAAGGACTCCGACCCGCTCCGTGATTGGAGCAAGACAGTACGCCGCTTGATGTCGGGCGACGAGGGCGGCACCGTAACGGCTCCGCTCCTCTACACCGAGGAGGAGACCCTCAAGACAATTTTTGGCGCCGACAATGTAACGATCACCGCGGCCGATGCTACTCACGGCAAGATCACAAGCGTCACCGTGGCGCCTGGCGTGAGCGCTCCGTCAATGGCTTTCTTATTCATTATGAAAGACGGCGATGATTTGCTCTATCTCGGCACCGAGGAGGGAATCGTTCGCGATGTCTCCGATGTCTCATTAAGCCCGACCGAGGCGATTGTTTGGGAGTGCACAATCGAGGCGGCATCCTGGACATTCGCAAAGAACGACGGACAGCACGCTTAATCAAGGAGGATAAAAACGATGCCACTATTAGACTTAAACAAGAGGAGAGCCGAGCGCCCAAGAGTGGAGCCGCTCGAGCTCAAGATCGGGAAAAAGGTTTTTTACATTCCCCTCGGCCAGGACATAAAATATTATGAACTCGCCGAACTCCAGGACAGCGAAAAACAGCGCGAATTTTTCGCGCGTTATATTGACGCCGAGACAATGGAGGCCCTCACCGTCGCCGACATCACCGACATAATGAGCGCGTGGTCGGAGGCAACGACAAAAGGAACGGGGGCAAGCCTGGGGGAATCATCGGCCTCGCGCGATTCGTAAAAGATCACGACGGGGCTCTCGAGTATGACCTAATGACTCGAACGCCTTACAGTTTGGAGGACCTGGGGGGCGCCCTTTCTTGGGGCGCTCTCCGTTCTTTTATTTATCACCTGGGGACCGATAGCGCTCTCGCGCGGGACCTGGGAAAGGCGACGGGGTGGGAGTCTACTCTCAAAACTAATGCAATCCTCGCCGATATTTATGACCTATTGCAAGTGATAAATAGCAATCTCGTTAATTTTGCGAGTCGAGGAAAAACAAAAAAGAAAATTAAACCCTATCCGAGACCTGGAAAGGGTGACGATAACAAGCGCATCGGCAAGGGGGCGGTCAGTCTCGACGCGATGCGCGAATTTATAAGGAGGCGAACAAGTGGCAAGCGGTGACCGTATAAATGTAGGTAATGCCTATGTGACAATCATCCCGAGCCTTGAGGGAGCTCAACAGTCTATAAGTGAACAGCTCGGCGCCTCGGCGGGAGCGGCCGCGAAATCGGTCGGCGAACAGTCGGGCCAGGATTTCGGCAACGCATTAGCGACGGGAATCAAGGCAACGGCGGCGGTCGTGGCGGCGGCAACGGCGGCGGTCGCGGGCGCGGCGATAGCAACGGGCAAGGCGTTTATCCAGGCGGCGGATGATGTCTCCGAGTGGGGGAACACCGTCGACAAAGAGAGCCAAAAAATGAATATGACGGCCGAGGGTTATCAAACCTGGGCCTTTATTCTTGAGCACGCGGGCGCCTCAATCGACGGAATGAAAAACGCTATGAAAAAGCTGACGATTGCGGCCGAGGAGGGAAATGACGCATTTGACGCGCTCGGAATCTCCGAGGAACAGCTCGCGGCGATGTCTCCCGAGGAAACTTGGAGCGCCACAATCGAGGCCCTCCAAAATGTAGCGGATGAGGGCGAAAGGACCGCCCTCGCTAATGAACTACTCGGCAAGGGCGCGGTCGAACTCGCTCCGCTCTTTAATATGACAGCCGAGGAAACCGATGAGCTCAAGACCCAGGTCAAAGAGCTCGGCGGTATTATGTCCGACGACGCGGTAAAAGCGGCGGCCGAATATCAAGACGAATTGCAAAATATGCGGGTCGCTCTTGACGGCGTGAAAAATAATATGATGTCAAAATTCCTCCCTGGAATGTCTCAAGTTATGAAAGGCTTATCAATGGTATTTTCGGGCCAGGGCGGCATCGAGGAAATCAAGGCGGGACTCGGCGAGATCACGGCGAATATTGTCTCATTGAGCCCCGAATTTTTCGCGATAGCGAGCGCGATCGTGAGCTCGGTCCTTGAGGGATTCGGCGCGATGCTCCCCGCCGCGAGTGAGGCGCTTTTTGGGTTTATCAATGACGCGCTTGTCACGGTGACGGGACTCATCCCGTCATTATTGCCCGTCATAACATCGGGGCTGACGGCCTTGATGTCTACGGTCCTTGACTGTCTCCCACTGATAACCTCGAGCCTTTTGACACTCGTCACGGACCTTGTCACCTGGCTTGCAAGTGGGAACAATGTCAAGCTATTAGTCGACGGCATTGTCAAGCTCGTCGGCGCGGTTGTGAGTCAAATCGGGGTTATTTTGCCCGTGCTATTGCCCGCAATCGTGAGCATCATCGGGGAGGTGGCGACAAGCCTCACAACGCCCGAAAATTTGGCGATTTTGCTCGATGCGGTCCTTTTATGCGTCGGCGCGGTCATTCAGACCCTCGTCAATGTTATTCCCGAATTTATTGACTATTATGTCGGCCTCGTCACAAACATCGCCGACGTAATAATCGGATTCAAGAATTGGGTCGAGCCTTATGTCAGCCAGGGACTCAATTGGGTCCTCGGCGTTTTTAATTCCTGGGGCTCGAGCATCAAGTCATTTTTCTCGGGAATTGTCTCAACGATCACCTCGACGGTCTCGAATTGGGTCGGAAATATCAAGGCGACGATTGTCAATTTTACAATCGGCATTTATAACACCGTCACGGGTTGGATTTACAACCTACAAAACGGCTTTATTAACGGGTTTAATTCTATTTCCTATTGGGTCGGGAATATTCTCGGCTCAATCGGTCAGTTTGTCGGCGATGTCGTGAACACCCTCGCGGGTTTGCCAGGCCAAATAGTCTCAATCGGGTCAGATATGGCCCAGGGCTTAATTAACGGCCTCGACGTTGATTGGGTCATTGACCAGGTCAAAAAGCTCGGCAAAAAGGCAATCAAGGCCCTCAAGGAAACCCTCGGCATCGCGAGCCCGTCGAAAGAGTTTGAAAAAATCGGATATTTCTCGGCGCTCGGATTCGGCGGCGGTTGGTCCGACGAAATGGATATTATCGCCGACGATATGGTCGACGGTATGACAGACCTCACGGGGTCAATGTCGGCCGAGGTGACGGCATACGGCGCGGGCAACGCGGCAACGATCGGAGACACTACGACCTACAACGGCGGCGCGGTTACAATGAATATTTACGGCGCCGAGGGCCAGGATGTCAACGAGCTCGCGGATGTTATCGCGGAAAGGCTCGGAGATATGACAGCACGAAAGGGGGCCGTTTATGCCTAAACTTTTTTACTTTACCACCTCAAGGCGTGGCCTTTTGGTATATGGAGGCGAGGCCTCGGCCGATTTTGGCATCGTTTTAGCCGAGGCTCCCGCTTTCGAGCGCCCGACCCGTAAACAGTCAGTTTTTACGGTCCCAGGGCGAAACGGTGCAATAATTCAGCAAGAGAACGCTTGGAATGATGTCTCGCGGGTTTATAAGGTGTGGGTCGCTGACTCGGCCGACAAGGACCTCACGGACACGGTCGACGCGGTCGCGGCTTGGCTCAATTCAAAAACGGGTTACAACAGACTCGAGGACAATTTTGAGCCCGATGTCTACCGTTTGGCTTATTACTCGGGCGGCGATTCGTTTACAAACGACTTGACACAATACGGAGAGGCATCGCTCCGCTTTACTTGTAGGCCCGAGCGATTCCTCAAGGATGCCGACAACGAGATCGAGGTCACCAACGGCCAGGCGATAATCAATGAGACACGATTCGCCTCAAAGCCCTTGATTCACCTCGAGGGCTCGGGGATTGTCACCTTTTCAATCCAGGGCGTCACGATCACGGCGAGCATCGCGGACTATATAAATATTGATTGCGAGTCAATGAACGCGTACCGAGAGCTCGCCGAGAATATGAACGCGAATATATCGGGGACATTCCCCACGATAGGCCCAGGCGTGGCAAATATCGGCATAACGGGAACGGTGACAAGGGCCACGATACGGCCGCGATATTTCACAATATAAGGGGCGAGGTTTATGATTCCTATTCTTTTTGACAATATAACCGAGGGCGTGGTCCCGACAAATTACGGCCTGGGCGCATTGACCGACGCGCTCAAGTGCGAAATCACCGAGGCCAGGAATTCAAGTTATGAGCTCGCGCTCGAGTATGCGGCCGACGGAATCCACGCGGCCGACATCGAGCCGAATCGGTTTATAATTGCAAAACCTAATTACACCGACGCGCCTCAAATATTCAGAATCTACAAGGTCGGGAAAACGATCAAGGGAAAATTCTCGGTTTATGCTCAACATATTAGCTATGACTTGAGCGGCAAGGTAATAACAACGGGCTCGGCGTCATCGGCGGCCGAGGCTTGCGTTTTACTTGAGGCCCAGGCGGGAGCCTTTACCATTGACACGGACAAGACCACCGTCGGCGCGTTTAATGTCGACGCGCCCGCATCGGTGAGGTCCTTTTTTGGCGGCAAGGCGGGGAGCCTCCTCGATGTCTACGGCGGCGAGTGGTATTTTAACAACTACACCGCGAGCCTCAAGGCATCACGCGGCACCGACCGAGGCGTCACAATCCGTTATGGTAAAAACTTGACCGACCTCTCCCAGGTCCTCGATATGTCAAACCTCGTCACGGGGGTCATCCCGTATTATATCGACCCGAACGGCGTCAAGACCGTCGGGACAAGAGTCGACACGGGCCTCGCGCTTGATGTCCCTCGAGACATCGCTCTCGACTTTTCGACCGATGTCGACCCCGAGAGCTCGGTCCCTATCACGACACAGCTCGGCACCCTGGCGGCGAGATATATCTCGAATAATAACTTGATTGCTGTCTCGAACGCGATCACGCTCGATTTTGTGCAAATGCAAGGCCTCACCGAGCGCGTCGATTTGTGCGACACGGTCAAGATATATTTTGAGCCTTTAGGCCTCGCGGTTAGCGCGAAATGTATTAAAACCGTTTGGGATGTTTTACGCGAGAGATATGTCAAGACATCATTCGGAGACACCCGCGCAAATATAACCGACACAATCGCGAACAATGTCAAGAGCATCGAGCGGGCGGCCTCGCGTGATTATGTCAACGAATCGAGTCAGCTAATCACGGGAAACCTCGGCGGGTATGTAATACTTGACGACTCCGACGGAGACGGCAAGCCCGACCAAATTCTCATTATGAACACCGACGACAAGGCGACCGCTACCCAGGTATGGCGTTTTAATAAGGGCGGCCTCGGTTACGGGACATCATACGCGGGACCATTTACCGACATCGCGCTCACCGCTGACGGCAAGATCAACGCCTCCCGCATCGTGACGGGGACCTTGACGGCTAACATCATCAAGGCGGGGGTCCTCTCCGACGCCCAGGGCAACAGCTCGATAAATATGACGACGGGCCGCGCCCGAATGGAGGATTTCGAGGCCAAAAACAGCCTTGAACTCTTAAACGATAACAACGCGCGCAAGGGTCTATTCTATGTCGACAGCGGCGGCAATACACTTTTATATTTGAGGGCCGCAAGCTCAAACACTGACCTCGTCAGAATTTGGGCCAACGATGCCAACGGCTCGGGTGTTTTTCAGTTAGCAAAGGCCGACGGCACCACAATAAACGAGGCGGGGCAGACCAACGCGGGCGGCGGCGGTTACGGCATACGCAACGCGAGCGGGGTCGTGGTCGGCCGACTCGAATCACAGAACGGCGGCGCATATTTCAGCCTTGCCGATGATGTCGGAACACAAAATATTTATCAATCGGGAACTAACGGGCAAATCGTTTGCGTTTCCTTGATTCAGACCTCGAGCCGCAAGGTTAAGGAAAACATTGAGCCTATGGATGACGCCGACAAGCTCCTCGAGCTCGAGGCGGTCAAATTTGATTATAAAAACAAGGCCCTCGGCACCGATAAACGCGGTTTTATTGCCGAGGATGTGGCGGCCGTTTTGCCTGGCCTCGTCAAGCCCGAGACCGACACGACAACCGCGAGCCTTGATTATATTCAAATGGTCCCCTATCTCCAGGCGATCGCAAAGAGACACGACGCGGAGATCAAGGACCTCAAGGCACAGATTAAAGAGCTAACCGATAAAATAAACAAATTGGAGGGCTAATAAATGGAAATTATCAACCTCAATCTAATTCCTGGCAAGGCGTGGCCCGTGGCTCACGCGACACAATTCGACAAGGGCCGCGAGTTTAGGGCAAACCTATTCGAGGGCTCCCAGGTTTACACCCTGGCGGGTGACGAGACAGTCGACGCAATCATCAAGAAACCCGACGGGAATCAAGTCACCGAGGCCCTCGTCAATACGGCCGACAATTATGTCATCGTGACAACGACCGAGCAAATGACAGCGGTCGCGGGTCCGAGCCTGGGCGAGATTAGAATAACAAAAGGTGACACGGTCATCGGGTCCCTCAAATTTATCCTCGAATGTGAACAGTCGGCCGACACGGGCATCGAATCGCACAGCGAAATAAATAACCTCGAGACCCAGGTCGCGGCAATAGTCGCGGACCAGTACGCGGCCGAGGATGTCGTTTTTGACAGCGCCCCGACGGCGGGCCACGGTGTAGGTTTTGCGGTGACCTCGGAGGGCGT